GTGTCTTGCAAAGATTTCACCAATGCTCGGTCCCGACACGACCGCGAATGCAGCAGGGTCCATAATTCCGTAAGCGATGGGCTCTCTGAAGCCTTTTCCGTCGGTCTCACGACGTACAACCTCTTTGGCAACCGCGTCGGCAGGCAGTTTGAGGCCCTTGTTGGGGGAGGATGCCCCGTACCATTCACGATAACGGACAATCGCGTTCTTCGGCAACCTTCGCTTGTCATGGATCATATCTTCCTGAACGACCACCCACCAGCCAATCGAGAATGGGCTGGCGGAGCCCCAGTCCATTGATCTAAATCGTGTCCAGTGCAACGGAAAACGGGGCGGGGTAATCACATGGCGCTGGGGATCGAACTCGGGGAAGAACGCGCCCTCGATGATATTCCAGTCGCCGTCGAGCCAAGCCCTGACGAGCGCCGGGCTTCCCGAGGCCCGCAGCCGGTTGATATAGCCGGGATCATTGTTCAGCAGGGATGGGTTGTCGCTGATCTTCGCGGGGATGAAGATGCGGATCAGGCCCGTCTCGGCATCCTTGACCGGGCGATACGCGCCGTTGTCGATCACCCAGTTCTTGACCCAGTGGTGGCCCGGGCCTCCGGGATTGCAAGTCGCCCGGAACTGGCAGCGGGCCCCGCTCGTCGTCCTTAGCGTCGCGAACAACCTGAAGATACCAGCAGAACTGGCGTACTGCGTCAGCTCCTCGACATAGACCCTTGTGAGGCTCCAGCCCTGATAGTTCATCGCATCGGCATCGTTCTCCAGATAGGCCATGTGAAACACGGCACCATTGCGGAACCTGAATTGCTTCTCCTTGTCCTTCCACTCGGCGGCATCCCCGTACATCTGACGGGCAACATCTATCGTATCTTTAAGATCCTCTCGTGAACGCCTCAGCATGAGGCCCTTGGCGGCAGGGCCCCAGTCCTCGGCGTGGCACCAGAACTCGCCGAGAGAGGCGAAGCTCTTACCGCCCCCTCGGGCCCCGCCGTAGACGACGATATCGGCAGGGCAGGTCAGGAAATGGTGCTGGGGCCCGGGCTGGGGCTTGAAGCCGGTGATGATCTTCAAAACAGATCCTCAATAGGGGGAAATTCCCCCGTAAGTACAGGTACTTGTTGGCTCTGTAGGGGGGCCCCTTTTTCGCTCCCCCCGGGGGGTAGGGTCTCTAATGGCCCGGAGCGCGCGCGAGGGGTGGGTGTAACAGTTACCGGCCCGACTGGGGCCCCGTTTTCGGGTCGGCCCGGGGCGGTTCCAATGCACGCTTGCGTGCGGAACTCGGCTAAGTCGTTGATTTCATTGGGGTTTTCAAGCTGGTTCCTATGCACGTCAACATGCATATGGGGCTCGGGCCCTGAAGGCCCAAGGCCCGGGCCTTGGTTCATAGCTTCTAAGCCGTTGATTTCATTGAGGGATTGCGCGGGCCCGGGCCCTAATGGCGCGGCGGGCGCGCCGCGAAGCGGGGCCAAAAGCCCCAAATCAGGCCCGGGGCCCGGGCCCGGACCATTGAGGGCTGGAAGGCCCGCCACCCAATCGCCAAGGGCTTGCTCGCTAGGCGCGTCCGGGTCACGCGAAGGCCGCCTGATAACCTCTAGCGTCGCCCTGTCTGTAACGTGGCCATACAACCTCGCCAAACTGAAAGCCGCGTTATGGGCCGCGCTGTATTCTTCTGCGGCGTTGGCCCCTGCGAATACCCTCTTGAGCATGCTTGTTACCTCGCCAAGCGACACAACGCCCGTTGTGGCCCGGGCCTTCAGGATTGCTTGGGCCCTCTCCTGAAGGCGCGGCAAGGCGAACAAATTGGACGGCGCGTTATGGTCCTTGGAACTAAATCCGGCCCTCCTGAATGCAACGCCAAGAGGCAAACCATCGCAGACCATCACAACAAATAATTCCTCGCGATGGTCTCTTAGTTCCATCCCGAAAAGCATTACGCCCATTTCGGACTTACTTTGCAGAAGCCCTTTAGATACCAAAACGGGACTTTCCTCCCGGTTTATTTTCCTAGGGTTTGACATTGTGCTCCTATCGGACCTATCACCATTTGGGATATATCATCAAAACGGACCTATCGTCCAGTTCCGCACGCTATCGTGCATATAACCCAGAGTTCCGCACGATAGCGTGCACATGCACAAATTGCATAGCTCAAGGGTATCAAAACACCATTTTAGGCGAGTTCCATACGCATAATAGCATCATGGAACTTTTGGAACAGGCCCTAGGATTGAATTAGAGCCCCGCTGAAGGGCCTTACAAGGCGGGGCCCTCTAAGTACCCCCTTGCCGGAATAACCTATCAGCGGCGTTTTCGCCTTTTGTTCTTTTGGCCTCATATGCACGATAGCGTGCACCGAGTTCCATAGGCTATATGCACGATAACGTGCATATGGTTCCAAGGGCTTCACGCCAAATCACGGGCGTATATAGAGAGGGCCCGAAGCGCAGGGCCTAACCCTCAAAGGGTTTGACATAGGGCCCCGATCATGAAACAAGGGCCCCGATACCCATTTAACCCAAACCCAAAAAGGGCTCCAAAATGCTAACCCTCAATACCCAAATTCCGACGGCATCCCGTGGCATGGTCCGTTCACTCGTGAAGGCTCACAAGGATTGGCCTTCTTTCCTGACTGAAAAGGGCCTGATTTCGGCAAGCGCACGCAATGCCGATTTGATCGAATTTGCGCTCCGATATCCCGGCCTGACCCACGATATTGAAATGGTTTTAGGACAAGCCCCGCAGAATACCCCAACAGATGGACCAAATACCATGATGGAAGATACGCCTGCCGATGTAACGGATTTGGAGCAAATCATCGCCACAAGCGGCTTTCAATTGGACGGTATCCTTGGCGGGCTGGATCAATTGCTTTCGCCTTTGGTTCGCAGCGAACTAGGCAAGGCCCTTGCCCCTGTTATCGACGCGGCAAACAAGGGCCCCGTTGAGATTGAACGAATTGTAGAGGTTGAACGGATTGTAGAGGTGGCCGCAGGCGAGGGCCCGCGTGTTGCCCCGGCCCCGAAGGCGCGCCGTGACAAGCGGGTAACAGTCCGGACGCTTTACCCTTCCAAGGCAAAGCATGCCTATCTGGACGCGCCCGTAACGCTTTGGACGGGCGCGGCAACGCCTGCGGCGGACCCGTTCTATGTTGTCGATATCCCGCAAATGGCCTTGCTTGTGACGGCCATTGAACGCGGCACGAATGTCTGGCTGGCAGGCCCGGCCGGAACCGGCAAATCAACCATGCCGGAACAGGCCGCAGCGGCCCTTGGGCGGCCTTTCGTGAAAATTGGCATGACGCGCCAAACCGAAGTGGAAAGTCTTGTCGGCGGGCCGGGCCTGCGAAATGGCGCTACCGTTTGGGAAGATGGAGCTTTAATCAAAGCAATGCGGGCCCCGGGTACCATCGTCTTGATCGACGAATTGACGATTGCGCCCGCAGGCGTGCAAGCAATCTTTCAACTCATTGCGGACGATCACAGAAGCATCACGTTGCCTACGGGCGAGGTTGTCCGCGCGGCCGATGGTGTGGTGTTTATTGTGGCGGACAACACCACGGGCGCAGGCGACGAAGGCGGTTTATACGCTGGAACCAACATATCCAACGCGGCTTTAGTGACCCGTTTCAAAAGGATGATCTTGGTCGATTACCTTTCAGCGCAACGTGAAGCCGAAGCCCTCGCCAATCATACCCGTTGCCCCATGCCTGCGGCACGCCATTTAGCCGATTTCGTTGCGCAGGCCCGCCGCATGCCAGCATTGGCGGGCGTTGTGATTTCGCTGCGGCAAATGGTTGGATTTGTGCAATGCGTGCAAGACGGTTTCACGAGCAAGGATGCTTTTGAAACGGCTATCTCGTGCCGCATGCCGTCAACGGAAAAGGCCACGATTGAAGGGCTCGCAATCCTGACTTGGCATGAAACATTCGACGCTTTGGTGCACGGCAACGTCGCTCCGACAACGCCAAGCAATAGCCCGGCCGCAAAGGCGTTTGGCGATGAAACATTCTAGGGTTTGACAGTCAAACCCTAGCCATGCTAGAAAACAGGCCCCGAAAGGGCCTGTTTTTGCGTTCTGACCCATAAACCAAAGGAAAAACAATGTCTTACACTTATCCCGAAGCCCTGACTGCGATGGAAAGCATCGCAAACGATTTCATGAAGCTACTGCGGCCGGGCGTTTATGCGCCCGTCTATATCGTCACTGATACTTACGCCAAGACTGCCAGCGTCACATGGGACCAATACGGCATCCGGATTACCATGCCGGTGCGGCCTGCTACATCCGTCATGACGCAAGACGAATTTCAGGATTGGGTGGCGTATGTCTTGCACGAAATGGGTCACCCTACGTTTACGGACAAGGCCGCATGGCAAGAAGCAATCCGTCTTGGCGTTTCCCGCATGGTCAATGCGCTGGAAGATGTACGGATGGAACGCGCGGTTATTGGTTCCGGCATTGTTCCAAATGCAAAAGCCGTGTTGTCGCGCCTGATATCGCGCAAAGTCGTGGAAGCACGCGCTAATGGCTGGAAGCCCAACGCCCGCCGCGAATTTGGCTGGACGGTTTGCGTCTTGGGCCGCGCGGCAAATGGATACGCTATCGACGCTGGCGATCTTGGCTGGATCAAAGCGCAAATCCAGCCCGGTTCCACG